GAAATAACCATCATCAAAATGATTAAACGCTATATCTGAATATTCTCTATGTATTATAGCTTTATTCTTAAATTTATGTTCCACCACATTGAATATATCATTCATGTCTTTCTGACTTTTAGCTATTTGCCCGCCATACCAGTTACCACCAAATTGAGGTTGAAATGTCCATGGATCTATCAAATGTACTTTCTTAGGAGTAGTTATAGCTAAAATGTGTTCACTAAATTCTCCTTTCCAAACGCCTATCTCTGCGCATATTCCATTCTTTGGCAATGTCTCTAACATTGCCTTGCGAGGTATATTTCTGTAGTTAGCCATATTTTATATATAGATATAGTTTTAAATATAAAAATGGATAATCCACCAACGAGAGAAGATTACGAAATAGCGTTAGTGGATATTCTAACAGAGGAATATAGTGACAATCCAGATATAGACGATATACTAAACTCTTGTCTAAGAATGTATGATCGCTGCCTCTCTAATAAATGTCAAATTATATCTCCAGAGGATATGATAGAAGCAATCATACACGCTATAAAATCCAATGTTCAACAAATTAAATCTAATGAAATTAGTGGGTATGAATAGTGATGATATGTTAGATAAAATGTTTCCTAAGTTAGAAACATTTGAACAAAAAGAAGAAATTACAGGAAAAGACAAATTAGATTTAACTAAAGATATGGCAAATGATATGCTAACAGATGGAACAGCTCAAAATATGATGTAAAATATGTTTAGTAACGGAATGATTAATAACATCTTAGGTAATATGTTTGGTAACTCTGAACAATAAATTGTATATAAATTTATATACACACTCTTATTTACTTCTTCAAGAAATCGCCATACCACTCTTCTTTAGTGGTGACAGTAGGATTGAATGAACCACACAACTGAGTACCTGGATCTGTAACAATCCATTTGACTGGAATATTACCATTATTATTGAAGTATTCAACTTTCTCAGTATTCACTTTCTTAGAAACTTCTAGAAGAGGCGTTAGACTTTCACCATTCTTCACCATTTTGTAGATCGTATCTAGAGATACATGTGGTATAAACATTTCACACTTGTTAGCATAAATGTGACCCTTCCTGTTCAACTTGATACGTTCGTATCCCCACGTTAACATATGTTCATTCACACACTTTGAACCATCAGCACATACGGGGGTTGTAGCGAACGCTTCATTAGCTACTACTCGTGGATGCATATTACCAGATCGAAAAGATCTTACAAACATAGGGTAAGGTTCTCCTATTTTCCATTTACTGAGAAGGGTAAAATTTATACTCGAAATGGCTGCTTTTCCTGATACGGAATAATCACTCAAATTTACATCTTTATCTGCTGTTTTGTAAGTATCATACCGTCTGTTAAACACACCTTTATAAAGGTGTAATGTCATTTTAGGAAGATTAGCTTCAAACCAATTTTCCTTTACTATTTTAGAAGTATCTAAATCGGACAGAATAATATCAAACCCTCTATCCATATACTTAAACAATCTTTTCTCGTAAGTAGTACTTCTACGTGGAAGATTAAGTATATTACATCTATTTTCAAAGCTGAACTTACCTAATCTAGTAGTATATACTTTTCCTTTCCAGATACCTACCATACAAGACCCCAAATCAAACCCGTGAAGTACTTCGCTAGGCGAAGAGTACAACCTCAGTATAATCTGAACAGGAATATTACCATATTGTTGTCGAAGTCTTAAGGTAATAGCATGTTCAGATCTAGTAACTCTTGATATTTTTCCCTTACTAGCTAATTCTTCAATAAAATCCTTGATTCTATCTTCTGCTTTGTCAATAGAATCATATCCACAAACGAAAATATCTATATCGCTCTTACGACATAAATAATCGTGATCGTCTGCGCTTTCAGGGCATAGAATGTGCCTAGCCACTGATCCTCCAGCTATGAAAAGACCTTCCATATTTATGTTATGGAATATAGGATACGACTTATGGAATCTCTTAAGTATATCAGTATTATCAGATTCTAATACCATTTTCTTTTTATCGCGCACTGTCACTGTTACGCGTGGAAGATGTTTAATGTCCTTATCATCGATCAGATCGCCGATAGGAAAAAAGTCGTCCTCTCTGAGAATTTCATTGTCTCTGGTCTTAGCATCAAAAGACAATAATTCTTCTACTACTTTTCTCTCTTCAGCTTGAAGAATAACTAATTCTTCAGGGGTAGGTTCAATAACGGCCTCCTCACCTGGACTCAAATTCATCTCGAGTCCAGATTTGTTGTTGACAATGAATGAAGACATAATTATTACAAACTGTAACTAATAATTTACAGTTAAACAGAATAAATATTATATCAATTTTAGTGTATATAATATTATACACAAGATGTAACTTCATGGAAACTATACCCCATATGTGACAATAATTTAATAGGTGTACAGTCGGAAAACTTACAAGGTATTATAGTTTTAGTTAATACGTATGATATGTATATACATGATCGACATATTTCGCTCATACTCATATCTGGTACTCCATAACATATAGATAATATTTCTAACGATATAGTCCTTTGCGGTTCAGATATTCTATATCTATCGATTAACATTATGTCCTGAGCAGTAATGGGACTCTTACGATGTTTCTTGATTATCTTAGGATTATCGATAACATTAACATCAGACAAATATGGATGTGTCAATATCTCTTTGGTAGTCAATCTATCTTTTGGATCTCGTCGCATTAAAGATAAAATAAACTTATTCATTTCTCTATATTCGGCATTATAATACCGTTGTGGATGTTTGACCTTTTCAAAGTCAACTGATGCGAGTGATAATTTTCTACCACTAAGTGTAGTGTTGAGTTTTATATTCTCAGTTGTAGATATCCAATCTAATAAAGATATACAAGTCAGATCTGAGGTACTATATCCTTGTTTTTCTGTTTGTTTAGGGAAAATATTTCTACCATAAGTTAATTCGTATATAGTACATCCTAAAGCCCATATATCTACGGGATAACTCCAATTATCTTTATTAAAAGATTCTGGAGGTTTATGTGATTGTGTACCTATACCGTTATTATAATACTTTTTTAGCATTATTACTGACAAACTAAAATCTGTCAATTTGATAGTTCCATCATCATACATTAATACGTTGGCGGCTTTGATATCACCATGTACTATTCTTCGAGCATGTAAGAAATGTATAGCTTTAGTTATATTATAGATATATTCCTTTACTTTTCTTAACGGTAATGGATTATTTCTAGTGAGAACAGCTAGGTCGTTCTTAGCTATTTTCTGTACTATATACAACGTGTCGTTTTCTATAAAAATAGAATCCGACGATGCTATATTAGGATGTTTATATGTAGCCATAATAGAGGCTTCCAATACATGTCTATATTTTCCTTTCATGGGGACGCATTTTATAGCCTTACTCTTACCATTTTTATCTTTACACTCATATACAGAACCATACGAACCTCGACCAAGACGATCGCCTAATTTAAAATCGCCCAAACAAGACATTTTGTTATAACACGATCAAAATAAAATTCTATAATAAAAATAAAACATGGACTCCTGGTTAATTGCTTTAATTATACTCGCGATTGTTATCTTAGTGGTATTAATAATATTAGCTATTTTCTCTGTACCCAATACAAGTAGCGGTAAACCTGAAATAAAAAATGAAGTGAGAGCAGTATCAGATGAACAAAAACAACACGCTGCCAATTTAGCTATAGCGTTTATCGATTTATCACACCAAACGTCTAACTTCTTACAACAAGCAAAATGCGGCTATAAGGGCGTAGGAAATACTTATGAAGAGATGAATAAAATATCTAAGCATATCGGTCACTGTCTACATAGAGTCAAGGGTAATTATGGTGAAGACATAGAAAGGCTTTTATGCGAAAAGAATGATATCTATAGGGAGTTGACAGAAGAAGTTTTGGTTAACAAGAAAATAATCAAAGGTAACGACAATCTACTAGAAAGTCTTAATGACAAAAATGTAAAAATGGCTGAAATATTATATACTATATATCCTAATCATACGCGTAATCAATATATTGCAATGTTGCACGAATACGATGTGCTGATCGTTAGTCAAATGGGAGCTTTGGCTGAGGGTGATTATAAGAGATATCTTATATCTTGTAAGGAATCTAGAAGGATATATATTAATATTGCTATGTTCCTTTGTTCTTCTAAGTAAATTTATATATTACATAATATATAAGCTAATTAATTTTATTTTATGTTTAATGTGAACATTGGCTCCATCTGACTTTACTAAATGAACACCATTCAATAACCATCTTTACATACTTCAGATTGTTTGATATTACACTTGCGATATGTTCCTATCACGAAGCGTTTTCATTTCAACCTGATGGTATTTCTTGAACATATCTTTATATTTGTCCATCCAAGCGATAATATCCTCTTCATAATCACCTTGCATGTTAAGATAAAATATGACCTTGCAATAGATTATCCACTTCAAACTTAAGTAGTAGTTCGGCTGGCGACTTTACATTGTCAAAGAAGTGCGCATAATTATTACTGTTATCCATGGAAGACATTTTGACTTAATATTATTCGAGCTGTCTGTTATGTTTAATTTTGAAGTAGATCTATCAATTAATAGATTAATTTTATTTTACCATATTATACCTTATTGTATTCTCCAGACATAGCAGTATATGATATTTTATCACCATACAATGCAATACCGGACATAAACATTGCACACATATGTATTGGGATTGTGAATTTCTTTAGTTTGTCAGGATTATATTTCTGACTGACAAATTCACAATGTTCAGTAATAATTTCGTATTCATATCTGTCTCTATAGTAACGATTTAATCCAAGTCTAAATGATATATTGCTATCATTATATATAAAACCTAAACAGATTCCAGTCCAATAGCAACTTTCTTTAATAGCAGACATTAGTTCTTCATATCTTCTAAATGAATATGCTGTGTGAGGACGATCATTATCGTTCAGGTCACAGAACGCGTCAAAATCGAATGTATTCATTTTTTATAAGAGACGAACATATAATAAGTTATTAATTTTGAAATATCTATAAGTCTTCTACAACACTTCAAAATGAATACTATATACTATAACTTGACAGTTAGCACTGAACCTAAATATATTCCAGAAAATGTATTATTTGTATCTAACATGGAAGGCTATGGTTATTTCAAAAGTAAATATAAAGATAAGATAGTAGAATATGTTCCTGATAGTAGATTTCTTACATGGAGCGAAAAATCGCTAAAGAGCGAAAAATCGCTAAAGAGCGAAAAATCGCTAAAGAGCGAAAAAACGATAAATAGCGAAAAAACGATAAATAGCAATAATAAGCCTATATTAACCATAATAGCTGAGGAAGGTATTATACCTTCAAAGATTAATGACTTAGTAGACACATTAAGAAGTGTCTATACTATCGTTCGTCATGGTAAGAGCAATTATACGGATGACTACATTAGAGTTATTGTTAGCCATTCAGATTTGGTGATATGTCAGGACTATATATCACATCTAGCCTGTATAATTTATGAAATACCATTCATATCTATCTCGCCAGACGTAGATACTAAAATGTTAATGAAAGATATAGGAATAGAAAAATTAAGATTTAATAAATGTAAAAGAATAACGCATTTAATAAACAATTGGATACATTATAGAAACATTATACACGAATATAATACGTGTAATATAAAATATATTAAGAATAAATTGAAAAAATATAATGGATAATAGTAGTTTATACGAATCCAATTTCTCAGATGAATTGGACAGAACGGACTCAGACTCAGAATCGACTATAGAGTCAGACGAAGAATCTGTAGAAATTGTACACAAGAAGACTAAACAAACATTACCTAAGAAAGACAAAAAAGTAGAAAAGAAAATATTAGTATCTGTTTCTGAAGATGTATCTATAGAAGACGAATCAGTTATATTGCTAGATGGTAAAAATGCCAAATTAACATTGCCATATCTTGAAGGGAAAGATTCCAAAAATACTAGTAAAGGTAAAGTATTTACTGGAGAATCTATAACCATTATATCAAAGAAAGCTGGATATGAACATACTATCAGAACCTCTGATGGTAATTATATAAATGGAAATTCGACTGTATACTTATTACAAGGCGGCAAATCTGTAGTATTTCATCCAATCGGAAAATCGTGGTATGCAGATAGGTAAACTACAAATTATATATTAATTAATATATAACTCACTGAGGTTCAGACTGATTAATCTTATCTTTGAACGTGTCTATCTTAATTTCCTTTAGCTCTGAAGGACCATTTATTTGTTTTGGTCCCTCACCAAAACCTTTCCTCATTGCGCCTTGGCCTACTGAAGTACTAGAATATATTTCTAGTTCTATATCATCTAGATCGTCATACAATTCTTCTAATTTATTAGCCACTTCTTCTTCGGTTAGTTTAGTAAATTTTAATCTTAACGCTTTCCTACCTATTTTTCTCATCGAAGAAGATGATTCTTTATATTTTTGACCTCTCTTAAATGGTTTTATTTTATCTTGCATTAATCCCAAGCTAGATATACCTAACCCTAGACATGCTACTGTTATACGGTATGGCTTAGTACCGTCTCCGACTAGCTCTATTATAGCTATAGCTACACCTACAATTTTAATTAATGTCCAAAATAACCATGCTATCTGAGAATAATACCAAGAAAGTTTTTCATATTTTTCTGCCGTCTCGTTACACGTGGTAGATACTGTATCTATATTAATTATGTTTTGTTGTTTGAGAGTAGACATTTTCTATTAGATAACAAAAGTTTTCTAATCTCTGTATCACAGTAATCAGATACACCATACACTTTGCGGTTATTTTCTCTCTTAACCCAATCTTGATCTCTACTGTACGGTTCAGATATTTTACTAAACCACTTCTCTAGTTCTATCAGTTCAGATATACTATCTACATAGAAATCCTGATTATTTTCATATACGTCTAAACATTTGAAGAATGTTATTAAATCTGGCTTATTACTACAGTTGGTTAAAGGTAAGGGTTCTCGTTTTTGTTTAGCATTAGCATCTCTTATACTATTCGCTATAAGCTTTCCTTCTTTGACAGCTGAAGATATGTTTCCACCAAGATAAAAGTGTAATTCATCTTTAGAATCTGGATTTAGAGGTCGCTTAAATTGTTGAGTACTGGTACTGGTAAATCTACTAGCACCACTACTACTAGACGAGCACGTAGCATTGCAAGATTTAGTACGAACTACCTTGTACTTTCTAACACTCATTTTAAGATGTTAGTTGATATATGTATTTATTTAATATACGGTATCGATGATTAAATAAGAAGACGATATACATATATTTAAT